ACTTCAATACTAAATGCGAGGGGGAAGGATAATGAATGTAGTACCAGAGTTAGCTGCCAACCTAGATGATGCACTAGAGGATTTAGTTAATCACCCTAACCACTACAAGTCAGAGGGGGTAGGCAGCATAGAATGTATTGATGCTATACAGGCTGCTCTAACAGAGGAAGAGTTTATTGGATTCTGTAAGGGCAACAACATCAAGTACACATGGCGATCTAATCGCAAACAAGATGTACGTATGAACATTGAGAAGGCCCGTTGGTATTTGAATAAGGTACTGGATATTATATGAGATACCCTTCTAAGAAAGTAAAGAAACCTAAGCACCGCAAGGTAACGTCTAGCATCCTAGGCAAGACATGTGGAGTAAACTGTAAGGTCATACCACCAGAACCTTACCAATCATGGAGTGATTATCTTGCCATGAATCGTGACCAGCCTAAACCCTACCGATCATGGTTAGAGTTTAGGTTGTTTGCTGATGGCCCTATGAAGGATGTAGATTACGAACCCATCAAGGTGGACTATGAGGTCGTAGAGAATAGGAAGTACACACCCGATGGGGTGATGGGTAACGTATGGTTTGAGGTCAAGGGCAGATTCAGAACACGACATGAAATGGATAAGTACATTCATGTGCGTAGATCAAACCCAATGGCTGTCATAGTATTCGTACTACACTCAGAGAACGTAGCACTACCTGGCGCACAGAAGCGTAAGAATGGTACACGTAGATGTATGGAAGACTGGCTGCTAGAGAATGACTTCGCCTATACTTACGAGAGTAAGATGGCACACTTCATGAAGAACTTTGAGGCATCTGTTTAATGGAATATGTAATGTCAGCAATACTAGTATCTTTTTTCATATGTAATATTGCAACTGGTGGTTAATAGTTCTTGACATTTAGATTTGAATCAGTATAACTGTACAACCCTACAACTTAACAGGACAGCAAATGGAAACATCAAATCAAATACTTAGCGACATAACAGTCTTCTCTAAGTATGCAAAGTACATCCCAACCTTACAGAGGCGAGAGACTTGGAGTGAGTTAGTAACCCGTAACAAAGAAATGCACATTCGTAAGTACCCACACATGGTGGAAGACATTGAAAGTGCATACAAGTTTGTGTATGAGAAGAAAGTATTACCCTCTATGCGTTCACTACAGTTCGGTGGCGCACCTATAGAGTTAGCACCTAACCGAATCTTTAACTGTGCTTACCTGCCAGTGTCTGAGGTGGAAGCCTTCAGTGAGACTATGTTCTTACTACTAGGTGGCACAGGTGTAGGCTATTCAGTACAGCGTCACCATGTTACTCAGCTACCAGAAGTACGTGGCCCTAAGAAACGTAAGCGTAGGTTCCTAGTATCAGATAACATTGAAGGTTGGGCAGATGCAGTGAAGGTACTGATGGAGTCTTACTTTCATGGGCAGATGCAAGTAGACTTTGACTATCGTGACATACGCCCCAAGGGTGCTATGCTGATTACCTCTGGTGGTAAGGCACCTGGCCCTCAACCATTGAAGGATTGCATTCATCAACTCACTAAGGTACTAGACAATGCACTAGGTCGTAACCTAAGTACATTAGAAGTGCATGACCTTATGTGTTACATTGCAGATGCAGTACTTGCAGGTGGCATACGTAGGGCAGCATTGATCTCCCTGTTCAGCATGGATGATCTTGATATGATGGCAAGCAAGGCAGGTGAGTGGTACATAGACAACCCTCAGCGTGGTCGTGCTAACAACAGTGCTGTTATCCTACGGCATCGTGCTACCAAGGATGATTTCCTTAAGTTGTGGGAACGTGTTGAAGCTAGTGGATCAGGTGAGCCTGGGGTTTACTTCAGTAATGATAAAGACTGGGGGACAAATCCATGTTGTGAAATCGGGTTACGCCCATATCAATTCTGCAATTTGTGTGAGCTAAATGTCTCAGACATAACATCACAGGAGGACTTGAATGAAAGGTCTAAAGCGGCTGCTCTTATTGGTACGCTCCAAGCTGGATACACTGACTTCCACTATCTCAGGGATGTATGGAAAGAGGCCACGGAGCGTGACGCTCTTATTGGAGTCGGTCAAACTGGAATTGGCTCTGGCGTTATACTATCCTATGACCTCGCTGAAGCGGCTGAGATCGTTAAGGAAGAGAATGAGCGTGTTGCTGCTCTTCTTGATATTAATGTCAGTGCTAGGTGTACTACTGTCAAGCCTTCAGGCACCTCTAGTTGCGTACTTGGTACAAGTAGTGGCATCCATGCTTGGCATAATGATTATTATATTCGTAGACAGAGACTAGGAAAGAATGAAGCACTCTATCAGCACCTAGCCAAGCACCACCCTGAGTTGTTAGAAGATGAGTTCTTTAATAAAGAAAGCCAAGCTGTAGTAGAGATACCACAGAAGGCTCCAGAAGGCTCTATACTACGCACAGAGAATGCTTTGGATCTACTTGAACGTGTACGTAGGTTCAACACAGAGTGGGTACAGACAGGCCATAGAGAGGGGCAGAACTCACACAACGTAAGCTGCACTATCTCTGTTAAGGATGATGAATGGCCTGACGTAGGGGAATGGATGTGGAAGAATCGTAATACCTTCAATGGGATTGCGGTACTACCATACAACGGAGGTACATATACACAGGCTCCCTTTGAGGATATCACAGAAGAACGATTCAATATGTTAGAGAGTAGCCTTAACAACATTGATCTTACTAAGGTGATAGAAGCAGAGGACGAGACTGACCTATCAGGTGAGGCCGCATGTGCAGGAGGTGCATGTGAAATCATTTAGTGGCATAGGTATTGCATTGTACTACTGTACTGTCAAGGATTAGACAGTAAAAAGCCCCATTGCTGTCAAGAGCTTTGGGGCTTTTCTTTGGGTGGAGTCTAACCTATTAGACTACCATATCGGGTCTTGTCCACGCCTTTTCCTGTTGCCATTTGTGGAGGATTGTTTATAAGATTCCTATAGGTTTTCTTTAATGCCTCTACACGATTTATTAGCGGTACTTCTTTTCCACCTCTGGGGTATGTGCGGCCCAACTGATTCAAAGCCGTTTCATAATCCTTTTCATGTAGTGCATTAGTTAGTAGGGGCCAATTATATTCACCTATATTTGGCTCCTTCTTTGAAAGCAAGTCCCCTATATTAAATGAAATCTCTGTTAACATAAGTTTATCTAGGGTGGTTAAACTACTCCACTCTCTATCTTTATATTCCTTTTCGTAGTTTGACTTAGCTTTTCTCTCTGCAATTAGCATATCCTCTTTGAAGTAATCAAGGGCTTCTTGTTCTGTCCATCCTCCCTTTTTTATTACTTCATTCATCTCTTCCTTACTTGAAAACTTGTGTCCATATCCAATGGTTGGTAACCCACCTTCTGCTGACTTATGGGGCATCCATCTATCAGGGTTAGCATCATTGTCCCACCCGTCCCTAATTCCATTTTCTTCTCTTCTTATGCTTTTGTGTACAGCATTTGTTATTGTCTCGTCTTCTGTTTCAGTAGGAATAGTTGGTGTATATATTGATTCCAGTTCGTAGTCTCTTAGTTCATCCATTTCTTTTTCTAACTTATCTTCTTTGTAATCTATTCTTATATCCCTAATAACATCTTTAGCAGAATCATAACCACCCCTAACTGTATCCCTAATACCTCTTAAAACATCTTTACCTTCGTCTACTATGTCAGAAAAGGTATCTGATAAAACATTATCCTGTGGTTTTTCAATGTTTGTTTCTATGGGTTCTTCTATTTTTATTAACGCTTCATCTTGGGGTGATACACTAATAGCAGAGGTAGGCTGATTAGATAATTCACTATTTATCTTAGCTTCCTTAGCTGCCTTAGCTGCTTGTGCCTCCGTCTTACGCGCAAGACGTTCTTGTTTTTTCCTTTTCTCGTCCATTAATTTTTTTATAAATGCAACACCATAATTTTCATCCTTTACTGGTAAGCCTCCTTCGTTAAAGTTAAGTGCATTCATCTCTTCTACTAGCCCACCTCTGTTGAACTTGTATCTAACCTCACTGGGTAACGGAGTACCATCTGATGCATCCATAACCTTAGGTGCATATTTCTTTTCCCAGTACTTAACACCCTTAGCATAAACTCTATCACCGATTACAGTAGCAACGTCTGCACTTTTTACTGCCTGACCTGTAAGCATATCTATAAACAAGTGGTTGTTCATGGGGTTAAACCCAATCTCTGTTACATTCTTACCACCTTTAATTACTACGTTCTCTGTTTGTGCAAGTAGGCCATTCACGGACATAGCAGGGTTTTTATGTTCTACTTCTTTAACCTTTAAACCTTTTATCTTGGCAGCAATGTTTCTTCTTTTTGCAGGGCTTACTTTGAATGTAACATCTGTTACAGTAGCGTATGG